TTATATGAGTTGATGAACGAAGCTATGCACAAGAATATGAAACTGGTAAGAGTATATAAAGATATATTAGTACCAGGCATGTTATTCTTAAAAGATTGTCAAGATGCAGGTGTGCCTTTTGACAGAAAGAGACTAGAAATAGCGCAGAATTTAATGGAAAAAGAAATACAAGAAGCTATTGATAAATTATATAGCTTTAAAGAAGTTAAATTATTTGAACAAGCTCAAGGAAAAGAGTTTAATCCAAATAGTACAGTACAATTACGTAGTTTACTATTTGATGCGATTGGAATGACTCCAACAGGTAAGTTAACAGGTACAGGACAACACTCAACTGATGCGGAAGTATTAGGCAAATTAGCAGAGCAACACCCAGTACCAAATCTAATTTTAGATATTCGTCAGAAGTCTAAAATTAAAAATACTTACTTGGATAAGATTATTCCACAACTTGATAGAGATAGTAGATTAAGAACAAACTTTAATTTACACAGTACAACTTCTGGAAGATTATCTAGTAGTGGTAAACTGAATATGCAACAAATACCTAGAGATAATCCTATTGTAAAGGGTTGTATAAAAGCAAAAGAAGGTAACAAGATAGTTGCAATGGATTTAACTACAGCAGAAGTATATGTTGCAGCTGCCTTATCAGGAGATAAGAACTTATGTGACGTATTCAAATCTGGAGGTAATTTCCATAGTAGTATTGCTAAATTAGTTTTTAGATTACCTTGTGAGGTAGAAGAAGTTGCAGACCTATATGGTTTTGAAAGACAAGCAGCAAAAGCTGTTACTTTCGGTATTATGTATGGTGCAGGCCCTCATAAAATATCTCAACAAGTTACAAAAGATTCAGGTTCACACTTCTCAGTACAAGATGCACAAGGAGTTATAAGTCAATACTTTAATCAGTTCAATAGACTAAAAAATTGGTTAGATGAACAGAAAGAATTTATTGAAGCTAATGCATATTTGTATTCAACTTTTGGTAGAAAAAGAAGATTAGAAAATGTTAGAAGTGACGATAAAGGAATCGCAAGTCATGAAGTAAGAAGTGGAATTAACTTTTTAGTTCAGTCTGTTGCCTCTGATATTAATTTATTAGGTGGGATAGATATGAACAACTATATTCGAGAACATGGAATGAAAAGTAAAATATTCGCACTTGTTCATGATTCCATTTTAGCAGAGTGTCCAGAACATGAAATAGACGCTTATAGTGATAAATTGAGAGAATTTATACAAAAAGACAGAGGAATCTATATAAATGGTGCTCCTGTAGGTTGTGACTTTGAGATAGGTGATGACTATAGTATGGGCAAGTTTGATAAGATGTATGCTTGATTTAAAAATAAAGTTTCCAATATGGGTAATAAATTCCGATAATATATGGGAACAAGATGGTATAGTATTTATTGATGAAAAAGTCCTTGATGACAAGAATCAAAAAGGTGATACCATAGGGAAGCGTAGGTTACAAACACCCTTAAAAAACTTGTTTAATTTGAAATTTCAAATTGATGACTATATAGGGTTAATTAAGCATAGAGGAAAAAATTATGTAGATTCAAGTGGCAGACATATTTATTATGAAAAAACGCAATATACACCGTTAATTTGCCACAAAATTATGAGAGTAGAGGATCATTTAATGTCCTCTACAGTTTGGCTAAAAGATGTAACGTTTTCTTTTAAAGTCAAACGCCCACCCTCAAGTAAGAAATCGTGGGCACAAGTACTATATCTAAACGGCTTGCCGTGGCTGATATACGAATTTTTAGAACAACGAGTAGAAGATACAAGAAGAAAGATATGAAGAAAAAAGTAGACCCTTTCTTATTAATTGTTACTATGGAAGAATGTGGGGAGTTGATACAAGCCTGTTCTAAACTTTATAGACATGGTAATAAAAAGACAGAAAGAAAAATGGTATCGGAAGAAGTAGGGGACGTATTAGCTATGATAACTTTGTTAGAAGAAGCTGGTATAGTCGATTTAGAAAGAGCCAATAAAAAACGCTTGGCAAGAGAATTAAAACACAGGGGAATGATAAATGGCAAAATGGATAAAAGAAAATAAGTGGCTTTTTGTTACCTACTTATGTGGTGCTGGCATGCTAGCTACCTACGGTGGGGACACAGCGACTTTCGCAACGTTTAGTGCAATATTTGTATTTGCGTTATTTAGGGCAATATTAAAGGTATGAAAGCAGTTCTAAGTAATAGGATTTACTTATCTGTAGATGCTACGCATCAAGAATATGTGGATAAGGAATTAACATATTCAATACCTAGTCACGATCCTCGAGATCCACCTACTACTATTAAAAATATGGGAATAGTTCGACAAGGATTAGTAACTATTCCAAGTGGTAGAGAAGACTTAATACCGAAAGACTATGAGATAGTTGAAAAGAGAATAAAAAACTCTGTAGACTTCCCAGAGTTTAAGTTCGAATTACGACCAAGTCAGCAAGCAGTTTATGATGTGTTAGATGACAGTTGTATAATAAACGCTTGGGTAAGCTGGGGCAAAACATTTACTGCGTTAGCAATCGCAAGTAAACTTAAACAGAAAACATTAGTAGTAGTTCATACTTTAGCTCTACTAAAACAATGGGAAACAGAAGTAAAAAAAGTATTTGGAATACAAGCTGGAATTATTGGTAGTGGAAAATTCGATATTGATAGTCCTATCGTAATCGGAAGTGTCCAATCTTTATACCGTAGGATTGGTGCTATTTCCGATAGATTTGGAACACTGATACTTGATGAAATGCATCATGTTAGTAGTCCAACTTTTGCAAGGATAGTAGATAAAAATAAAGCCAGATATAAGATTGGATTATCTGGAACTATAGAAAGAAAAGACGGTAAACATGTGGTTTTTAGAGATTATTTTGGACAAACAGTACATAAACCACCGAAAGAGAATTATATGACGCCTAGTGTAGATGTGATATATTCTCAAGTACGATTTATGGACGGGCAGAATATTCCGTGGGCTAACAAAGTAACGCACCTAGCCTACCAAGAAGAATACATACATTCTGTTGCAATGATTGCAAGCAGTTATGCAGCTAGAGGACATAAAGTTTTAGTTGTGTCTGATAGAGTAGAATTTCTAAAAACGTGTGCTAGACTAAGTGGTGAACAAGCAATTTGTATAACAGGCGATATACCTCATAACGAAAGGCCTGCTATGATGAAACAAATTTGGAAAGATAAAGACATACTTTATGGAACTCAATCCATATTTTCTGAAGGTATTTCATTAGATTGTTTAAGCTGTTTAGTTCTTGGAACACCTGTTAACAATGAGCCACTACTCACTCAGTTGATAGGTAGAATAATAAGAGTAGAAGAAAATAAAAAGCAACCTGTTGTAGTAGATATTAACTTACAAGGAAAGACTGCAAGAAGACAGGCTAACAATAGGAAAGGATACTATATGAAGCAAGGTTATGAGGTAAACCACCTATGAAAAAATACTTCTTGACAACAGGTTAATTTTTTAGTATAATATATGATACGATATAATTGGAAAAAGATTCTCAGAGACAGTAAAAGTAAGGTATCTGATATTTTGCTGATAACGTGGTATATAACTTATAATTATCCACCGACCAGTAAAAGAGATAGATTATTTAAGTTTTACGGAAAGGATTATTCAGGAGACAGTTTCTTGATTTATCCTGAAGGAATCTATAAGTATCGAAAGTCTGCTTCAGATTCGGAATGGGCAGCATACATCGGGGTAGCATCTTATAGAAGTTACAACGAGTATTTATTACATAACAAATTAACAATTGAGGTAGAACGAGTACCGAAACGACTTCAGCCTATAATATTAAAGAACAGACTACTTAAAATTGAAGATGGACATATCCATTTTCTTTATGAGAAGTCACATACGGAGAAAAAATAACATGGCATTAAAATTTGCACAATTAGAAGGGAAGGCCAAGAAGTCTTCCATAAATCAATTCCAATATCAAGACGGAGACAATGTTGTCAGAATGGTAGGCGACATACTTCCTAGATATGTATATTGGGTAAAAGGTGAGAACGCAAAAAATATTCCTATGGAATGTTTATCCTTCAATCGTTCTACAGAAACCTTTGATAATAAAGAGAAGGATCACGTAAAAGACTACTACCCTGAAATGAAGTGTGGTTGGTCTTACGCAATACAATGTATTGACCCCAAAGATGGACAAGTTAAAGTTCTAAATCTAAAGAAAAAGTTGCTTGAGCAAATTATGTTAGCAGCTGAAGACTTAGGTGACCCTACTGACCCCGAAACTGGTTGGGACGTTCACTTTAAAAGAGTTAAAACTGGTCCAATGGCATTTAATGTAGAGTATCAATTACAAGTACTTAGATGCAAAACTAGAGCATTAACAGAAGAAGAAAAAGGTAAAATAGAAGATCTCAAGTCAATGGACGAGGTTCTTCCTAGACCAAGCGCTGATGCTCAAAAAGAGTTGTTAGACAGAATTAGAGCGGGATCAAGTGATGCTCCTGCTGAAGTCGAAGCAGAGTTTAAAACTGAAAATGAAGGAGAGTGGTAATGTTAGGAGTTGGAGATCAATTCCCTGATGGGTTTCTACTAAATGGTGTAGATAGAAATAATAATATGGTTACATTTGATAGC